AAACATTCTGTTAATACCTTCTCTTTGTAGATAAATCGTGGTATTGCGGCTAAAACTCTGCGTGAAGCTATATACCCTGCAATGGGGCTGCCATAAAACTTTCGGACTTTACTAATAGCTTTTTCTCGGGGTAGTAATTCGTTCACTTTGCTACTCGCTTTAAATATGATTTCTGATCTTTGACCTTTAGACCACAAATCCATAGTTCTATCAATTTCTGATACTATATCAAATTGATCAGTAAATTCGCGTGGTACCTTGGTCAAACTGGGATCGCACGGATCGCGTTGAAAGACCTTCTTTTTTGCTATGTTCAAAGGAAACCCTGTTGATGTGTCGTTGGGTATACCATGCAAGCCAAATTCTCCTATACCATCTAACGCCTCCTCTAAAGTGTATAATCTAAAAATAGATTTCATCTCAGATTTATTCTCCCTCAATAATTTGAGAATAGGCTCATTATAATCATGTATCGCTCGTGCTAATAAATCACCTTCATAGTTTTGTATAGGTAGTAATAATTTGTTCAAAGTGCTCAAACCCTTCTCTAATGAATTTGGATCTTTCGGTGGGCAATGTTTTGCCTCACCAAAGTGCTCAACAATACCCTTAAAAGGTGTTTTTATATATGGGGTGCGAGCTCTGGATTCTAAAAGCAAGCCATCTTTTCTCACTTTACCAAAATAAGAAGCTATTGCAGCGGGACCTACACTCCGTTCATCAGAATAGAGAGGTCTCTCATTGTGTAAAGTGTATGCGGTTCCATAAGTATCCACTCGCACGTCGGCAGCTGAAGCAACTACCAAAGTAGGACTCGTTGTTCGCAAAGCTTGTTCAGCTTTGGTTATATCCTCTAATAAAACACCTGTGCTCCAACCACGCTTCGATCCTAAGATTCCTGCTACATGGAAACCATATATAATAGCTTTGTCTCTGTCAACGAGCAAGCTACCGCATAATCCGCAAAAGCCGGGAAATTCTGTGTCATACTCAAAACCTTTTAACTTTTCAATTGTTAG